GTCCATATCAAGCATGGTATTATCAAGATAATATTGTTGGTAATTTTTGGGGACAAGAACAATTAGGAAGACATGGTTTTAATTGTTGGGTAGTTCAGAATCCTAATGTTTTTGTAGATAGTTATGCTTCTGGACTTATAACAAACCTTCTCATGAAAATGAAGAGGGTTACTAAATGTGAAAATATCCTTCGTTCTAGAATGGATATGACTTTATATACTCCTGATAATACTAAATGTTATCCTCATATAGATATGCCTCAACCACATATTGCTACCATTTTTTATTTTAATGATTCGGATGGAAACACAGTAATTTATAATGAGAGATATGATGGGGAAGATGGTGAGTATTCAAGTAAAATTATTCAGGAAAGGGGATTAGAAGATAAATTAACTATAAAGCAAGAGATTGAACCAAAGGCAAATAGAATGGTTGCTTTTGATGGATTGCATATCCATACTGGAAATGTTCCATCCAAACATAATACTAGGTTAATATTAAATTCTAATTTTAGTTAGTGATTATGTATAGACTTGATATATTGGATGATTATATTAGTGTAGATATATTAAAGAATTTGGAACCAAAGTTCCTGCAAGTTAAACCTTGGTATTTTGGATGTGACACTCCATGGGAGGATCCTAATAGAAAAATAACCTTAGCTCATGTTATACATCGAGAGAGTTTTACTCCTGTCGAGAAATATTTTATAAAAGAATTGGGTAAGAATTTTGATACAAATAATATTGGTAGATGTTATTATAATTGTTTTAGGAAATGTGATGATCCAGGATTTCATACAGATCCAGGTGGATGCACCTATATGTTTTATTTAAATCATGAATGGGATGAATCTTGGGGTGGTCACACTGAGTTTAAAAATGATAATATAATGGAGAGAGTAGCACCTAAACCCGGAAGGTTGATTATTTTTGATGCTAGATGGAACCATAGAGGCACAGAGCCAAGTTCTCTTATGCCTGATAGGGTGGTTGGAAGAATGAGTATCGCATTTCAAGAACGTCATGAAGGTAATTGATAATTTCATACATCCAGAACAATTTCAACATATTCAGAATGTAATGTTGGGTCCTAACCTAACATGGAATTATAATGATGGTATTATTGGAAGTGATGATCCACCTGGAAGTTTTCAATTTACTCATACCTTTTATGCTGCACGGGGAGTAACTCCAGATCCAGATACAGTTATAAAGAGTCCGTGGTTATCTATATTGGATCCTGTTGTTAGTCAATTAGGTGGAAGTGGATGGAGAATTAAGGCTAATATGGGACCGAGAACACTTGATATAAGACGTAATAAATTCCATATTGATTTTCCTAATATAACAACAGCAGTTTATTTTATTAATACAAATAATGGGTGGACAGAATTTCAGAATGGTGATAAAGTTGAGAGTGTAGAGAATCGAATAGTTATTTTTGATTCTAATACTATGCATACAGGAACTACTTGCACTAATGAAAAGGTTCGAGTCTTGATTAATTTTAATTATGCGTGATGAATTTCTTTGGGTTGAAAAATATAGACCCAAGACAATTGAAGAGTGTATTCTCCCAGAGAATATAAAGAAAACCTTTAGGGATTTCCTAAATAAGGGTGAAGTGCCAAACTTACTTCTTTCCGGCCCTGCAGGGTGTGGAAAGACAACAGTAGCCAAAGCACTTTGTGCAGAGTTAGGAGTAGATGTTTATGTCATTAACGGATCAGACGAAGGACGGTTCCTCGATACCGTCCGTAATAATGCTAAAAACTTCGCATCCACGGTATCGTTATCTTCGGAAGCGAAACACAAGGTTATCATCATTGATGAAGCAGACAATACCACTCCCGACGTACAACTCCTTCTTAGAGCGAGTATTGAGGAGTTCTCCGGAAACTGTAGATTCATTTTTACCTGCAATTACAAAAACAAAATCATTGAACCCCTCCATAGTAGATGCGCCGTCATTGATTTCGGAATTAAAGGAAAACAGAAACAAGAGATCGCGACATGCTTTTTCAAGCGTCTTAACGGGATCTTGGACAGTGAACGGATTCAAAGTGATAAGAAAGTCCTCGCAGAACTCATCAATAAGCACTTCCCAGACTGGAGAAGAGTCTTAAATGAATGTCAGAGATATTCTGTTAGTGGGAAGATAGATAGTGGTATACTTGCACACTTTAGTGACATATCAGTAAATGATCTCGTTAAAAATCTTAAAGAAAAGAAATTTCAGGAAGTACGTAAATGGTGTGTCGATAACTTGGACAATGATCCTTCTGTCTTGTTTCGTCGCATTTACGATAGTCTTTACACTTCCCTTGTACCTAGCACCATTCCTGCTGCTGTGCTTATTATTGCTAAGTACCAATACCAAATTGCTTTCGTTGCCGACCAAGAAATAAATCTTTTAGCCTGTTTAACCGAAATTATGGTGGAGTGTGAATTCAAATGAAAGAAGAACTATTAGAACAATTAAAAAAGTTTGCCTATAAGAAAGGTGAATTTAAACTTTCTTCTGGTAAGACTAGTGAGCATTATGTTAATTGTAAACCAGTAACATTAACTGGAAGAGGTCTTACTCTTACAAGTCTATTAATGCTCAAGGAAGTTGAGACTGAATATGTTGCAGGACTTACTTTGGGTGCTGATCCTTTAGTGAGTGGGGTCTCTTTAGTATCTGCTTTAGATGGTAGGATGGTCAATGCTCTTATTGTACGTAAAGAACCTAAAGGGCATGGTACTGAGGCATGGATAGAGGGATTATTACCACCTAAAGGAACTAAGATAACTGTATTGGAAGATGTGGTTACTACAGGAGGATCTGCTATTAAAGCAGTAGAGAAATTGAGAGATGCTGGATATGTGGTGGAACGTGTAGTGGCCATTGTGGATAGACAAGAAGGTGGTAAGGATGCTATGATAGAATCTAAATTGGAACTTCATAGTTTATTTCAGTTACCAGAATTGGTAGGAAAGTTTCTTTAATGCCAAGAATGAATAATGAAACTAAACTGGTATTTGCTCTAGAACACATTGCACATCTAGAGGATCTTATTGAAGGGAATGAATGGGAATCACATCTCAATCAATCTGTCCAAACACTTAAGTATGAATTTGAGAGGCAACTCAAAAATGAGCAACACAGAAAGCAAAGAGTTTTATAGGGTTGTCGCAAAGACTCAAACCCGTGATCCTTATCCAGTGTATAGGTATTATAATGAACCTAAAGATTGGTCTTGCACAGGAACCGTTAAGGTTTGTTGTGAGAATGGTAAGGTTGATGTTATAATATTTGAAAAGGATTCAATCAACGTTCATCATTTAGAAGTTTACTCTGATGATGGACCTGTTGCCGCAAGACTTACAGAACAACTTCAACATCCAGAAAGACCATGACTAACAAAAAGAAAAGACATCAAGTTAAATCCAGATTTTATTATCTCTTTTGGGGTGCTGCAACTGTATCAGTATTTGCTGGACAATTGTATGTGGGATCAGGATATCGTTTGCTGTCAAGAGGTCTCCATAGACTCTTGGATCGTTCAGAATTAGAAGTAGAGAAGAAACTTCAATATCATTATTTTGAACATGAGTTGGATAAACGACAACATCCAATGGTTATACGATGATAACTGAAGTGAGTGAATCAGATGCTATTTGGGCTGCTGATGAATTTATTAATTACTTTAAGAACTTTACTACTATTGAAGATTATCTTCGGTATGTTAAGAAGGAGGTAGTTCTTCAGACTAGCCAACTTAGTCCTTTGCAGGATGAATTTTTTAATGAGGACATTCATCCTGAAGAGATGGAGTTTGATGTTAAGTTTGTTGGAAAACGTTTTGATCAATCTATTCCTCAAGATCATTATAAAAATCTTTTAGCAGCAGTATCTTCTCATAATAATGAGAGTAATATTCCTGGTAGAGAATTGCGTTGGATGATTTATGAAAAGAGAAGTCAGCAACTTTTGGGGTTTATTCGATTCGGTTCTCCTACAATTAATTCTAAACCAAGAAATATTTGGTTAGGAGAACCAGCTAATCTTTCTTTATTCAATCGTCATGCAGCGATGGGATTTGTTATTGTTCCTTCTCAACCTTTTGGATATAATTATCTTGGAGGAAAACTTCTTGCATTGATGTGTGTATCTCATTTTGCAAGGGAAACTTTGAATAGTGTATTTGATAAGGATATAGGTTTATTTGAGACTACTTCATTGTACGGTTCTACGACCTCTGCATCGCAGTATGACGGTCTTAAACCCTTTATGAGGTACAAAGGTCTAACCGATAGTAAATTCCTTCCTCTGCTTCATGAAGAGGTGTTTCATCGTCTCCATGATCGTTTTACTCGGTTAAATAATAATACTCCATTGACTGATAATAAAGCATCATCTAAGAAGATGAAGAGACAGACAAAGATGATTTCTCTTATTAAAAAGTCATTGAAGGATGAAGATAAATTGAAAGAGTTTAATGATGTAATTACTATGGCATTTGGTCTTACTCAGAAGAAGAGATTTTATATTTCTGATTATGGTTATGGTAATGTTCGTGAGGTTATACTTGGTAAGGAGGATAAATTAGTTCGTGGTCAGAACTGGGATAAGTTTCATTTGGATAACATTATATCTTGGTGGAAGAAGAAGGCTGGTAAAAGATATGATAAACTAAAGAGAGAGAACAGGTTTAGAACTAAGGTCGAACTCTGGACAGAAGATGATGACATTCAAATTATACGATGATTAAAGTATGGAGGATATGGAAGTATGCACTGGGTTCGTTCGCTGATGAAAGAACTAAACGATACGACAATCACGTTGTTGTGGTACGTACTATTATATTCTTTTCTTATCTCATTACTAATTGTTTTATTATTGCAGGGGTGATACGAAATTGGAATTAAAAGATTGGTTGAATTCTCTTAACTTCAATAAGAACAATCTTATTGAAGAAGATCCTGCTGTGATAAAGGATTATGCTCCTTATATTATCAATCGTTGTTTGTCAGGTCACCTTGATTGTGTGATGTTTGTTAATGAGATGAATAAATATCCTAACTTAGATAAGGACATGCAATATTCTTTTTATCTAAATACACTTAGGAAAAAGAAGAGATTTTCTCCCTGGCTCCGTAAGGATAAAGTCACGGATCTCCAATGTGTGAAACAATACTATGGTTATAGTAATGAGAAAGCGTCTCAAGCACTGAAAATTTTATCAACCCAACAACTCGATTACATTAAACAAAGACTTGATACTGGAGGAATGAAATGACTACTTCTACGGGAGAACCGGAAGTAAACTGGTCGCAAGATCAGATGGTGGAAGTGCTTCTTAACGAACCAGACGATTTTTTAAAGGTTCGTGAAACCCTAACAAGAATTGGTGTAGCATCAAGAAAGGAAAAGAAACTTTATCAATCATGCCATATCTTGCATAAGCAAGGTAGGTATTATATTGTGCATTTTAAGGAACTCTTTGCCCTTGACGGAAAGCATGCTAACCTTACTTCT